AATCTAAAAATACAAGATGAAAAGTCAACACTATCAGCAAGATATGCTTTTGCTGACAAAACAACTTTGACTACACCTCAAAAACAAATAACAATGCCAGATAAAACTGTTACTTTTACATTAAAGTATAGTGATTATGAATCAGTTAAAAAACTTTATACAAATTTAAGTTTGCCTGATTTGGCTTTTAAAGGTGAAAAAGGTAAAATTAAACTTATTGCTTTAGATAAAAAGAATAACAACTCAAATGAATCTTCTATAGTTATAGGAGAGTGTGATGTTGATTTTACTGCATATGTAAAAACTGAAAATATGAAAATTATTCCAGGTGATTATGATGTAGCATTATCAAAAGCAAAAATTGTTCATTTCATTAATAAAAAAGTTAATATACAATATTGGATTGCTTTAGAAGCAGATAGCGTATTTTAATATGAGTAAGAATAATATTCCTATGACACCCAAAGAGGAAGATAAAAACGCAGGTGTCGCTAGACTTGAAGACGGTACTGCATATTCAATTGCAGACGGTTTTTTAAAAGTTGAAACCAGAGAATATCATCAAACAACACATTATCTTAATAGACAGATTGCTGTTGAAGATATAATAAATGAGTTTGGTGATTTAATTACCTTTGAAAAAGGCCTATACTTTGATTGGTCTACTTATCATAATGCTAGTGAAGAAGATAAAGAATTAGCAGATAAGGTACAACAATTTGTTGATGAACACGATTATGACCGTGAAGAAGATTGTTGGACAATGAACAAAGGTGGTTATGATGTTGATACTGAAATTGTAAAAAATTTTACAATGGAAACTAAATAATGAATAAAGTGAGGTTTATATTATGTCAGATTTTTTATGGGTCGAAAAGTATCGGCCAAAGCGTATTGAGGATTGTATATTAAGTGAAGACTTAAAAAATACATTTTCAAAATTTTTAACTCAAAAAGAAATACCAAATCTACTTCTTTCAGGCACAGCAGGTACAGGCAAGACTACTGTTGCTCGTGCTTTGTGTGAAGAATTAGGTTGTGATTATATTATCATTAACGGTTCAGATGAAGGCCGACATATTGATACATTAAGAACAACAATCAAAAACTTTGCGTCTACCGTTTCGTTAGATGAAAGTACAAATCATAAAGTTGTTATAGTTGATGAGGCAGATTATATGAATGCTGACTCTGTTCAACCTGCATTAAGAAACTTTATGGAATCATTTCACAAAAATTGTAGATTTATATTTACTTGTAACTTCAAAAACAAAATCATACCTGCCTTACATAGTCGTTGTACTGTTATTGATTTTAGAATTACAAATGGTCAAAAAGTAAAAACTGCTACTGCATTTTTAGAAAGACTAAGTGATATTCTTAAAACAGAAAACATTGAGTTTGATAAAAAGGTATTAGCTGAATTAATACAAAGACACTATCCAGACTTTAGACGAACCATTAATGAATTACAAAGATATTCAGCAAGAGGTAAGATTGATAGTGGCATACTTGTATCATTATCTGAAATTAATAATAAAGAATTAATTAAGATGTTAAAAGAAAAAAGATTTGGTGATATGCGTAAGTGGGTTATTCAAAACCTTGATAAAGATCCATCTTCTTTGTTTAGTAGTATCTATGACATACTTTATAAAAATCTACAACCACAATCAGTACCTGCAGCTGTGTTAACAATTGCTGATTATCAATATAAATCAGCCTTTGTAGCAGACCACGAGATAAATATGGTAGCTTGTTTAACACAAATAATGGCAGAATGTAAATTTAAGTAATGTCAAAAAGAACCTTTATAAGAAAATTATTAGTAAGATTAAGAATGTGGTACGCTGATATAAGAGGTCATCACGGTAAAAGATGGAATTATGATCCTGGTGATTGGTATATGGGCAGACACAATAAAAAAAAATAATGATTGAATATAAATTAAGTGATTATTTAAATGCAATAAACTGGTCAAAAGTCAATTTACTTGACGGCGATGATTTAACTTGGGAAAAGAAATACCCTCCTTATGTTATAAATCGTTGTCTTTCTCAACACGTAGATACTATATTGATGGCAAATGAAATGAATCAAAGACATAGTATTAATAAGAGGCTACAATTTCATTTTCTCATAAATAGTATTAGAAAAAGAAAACGATTTGGTGGTAAATGGGTAACTACAAGTCGTTCTAATAACTTAGATTTGATAAAACAATATTATGGATACAGCAACACAAAAGCAAAAGTTGCTTTAGACATACTAACCAAAGAAGAAATTAACCTTATTAAACAAAAGTTAGATAAGGGTGGGAGAAAAAAATGAGTGAAGAAAGTTACAATTGGTCACCTGCAAGTATGTTAGAGGTAACTCTTAAACAACCAGATGATTTTTTAAAAATTAGGGAAACTTTGTCCCGAATAGGTGTTGCAAGTAGAAAAGATAAAACATTATTTCAATCTTGCCACATACTACACAAACAAGGTAAATATTACATAGTACATTTTAAAGAGTTATTTGCTTTAGATGGCAAAAAAGCTACTTTAATTGAAAATGATGTTCAAAGAAGAAACACAATTGCTATTTTATTACAAGATTGGAATTTATTAAATATTGTAAAACCTGAAGAAGCTGAAAACAAAGCACCATTATCTCAAATTAAGATAATTGCTTTTAAAGAAAAAAGTGAATGGAACTTACAGGCAAAATACAATATTGGTAAAAAAACGACAGACAAAAAAGAACAAACTGAATAATTGAGGAGTATATTATGATTAAATTATATAGAATCACCACTGGTGAGGATGTGATAGCTGAAGAAATTGAAGCTAATGAAGTTCATACAACTATCAAAAAACCTTTTGTATTAATACCAATGCAGCAACCAGGTGCTTCAACAGCAACTATTGCTTTTCATCCGTATATACATTTTACAAAAGATGAAATTATAAAAATCAAAACAAACAATATTATTTGCGAATCAAAACCTGATACTAACATTTTAGACACTTACAAACAAAATACAAGTAAGATAGTTCAGGCAAAGAAACCAAATATTATTGTGTAATGAAAATAAAAGTCAAAGTAATAAAAGATAATCAAACTGAAATTATTGAGGCACCAGAAAACTTTAGTTTAATGGAAGCCTTAAAGTTTCACGGCACTCAACAATACGTTGATGGTGATTGTGGTGGTTGTTGTGCTTGTGCTACTTGTCATATACACGTAGATGATAAATGGCTTGACAAAATTGAACCTGCAGATTATAATAGTCCTGAAACAGATTTAATAGAATACGAAAAAAAATATGATAGAATGAAAAGTAGATTAGCCTGTCAAATTACGCTTAAAAAAGAATATGATGGTTTAACGGTGAAAATAATTGATGAATAATTTTTATACAAATGTTGTTGAATACAAAGGTAAGTTATTAGTAAGAGGTGTTGCAAACGGACAACCTTATATTAGTAGAATCAATTATCAACCTACACTTTATATATCTACAAAAGAGGAAACAAAATATCAGACACTAGACGGCATAAGTGTCAAACCTAAAAAATTTGACACTATATCCAAAGCAAAACATTTCTTTGAAGAATACAGATCAATACCTGAATATAAAATTTATGGTATGAATCGTTATAACTATCAATTTATTGCAAATCAATATCCAGAAGAAGTAAAATGGAATAAAGATTATATCAAAATCTTTACTTTAGATTTAGAGTGTAAGTGTGAACACGGTTTTCCTAACGCTGATACTGCAAAAGAAGCTATTATTTGTATTACTGTAAAAAATCATAGTAACAAACAAATATTGACTTGGGGAACTGGTGATTTTATTTCTAAAAAAGCAAATGTAACTTATATTAAATGTCAAAATGAAAAACATTTATTATTAGAATTTTTAAAATTTTGGTGTAAAAATCATCCTGATATTATTACAGGTTGGAATGTTAAGTTCTTTGACGTTCCTTATTTAATGAATCGTATGAGATTTATATTTGATAATGATACTATCAATAAAATGTCTCCTTGGAATTATGTTAATGCTGAACGAGTACAATTAGGAACAAAACAACAACAGTATTGGAATATACTTGGTGTTTCTGTATTAGATTATTTTGATTTATATAAAAAGTTTACTTATGTTAGACAAGAGTCTTATAAACTAAATTACATTGCTAAAGTTGAATTAGGAGAATCTAAATTAGATAATCCATATGAAACATTTAAAGATTTCTATACAAAAGATTATCAAAGATTTGTAGAATATAATATCCAAGACGTAGAATTAGTTGACAGATTGGAAGATAAAATGAAACTAATTGAATTATGTTTAACTATGGCTTATGATTACAAAGTTAATTATACTGATGTATATTCGCAAGTAAGATGTTGGGATACTTTAATATACAATCATCTTAAATCTAAAAACATTGTTATACCACCAAGAGAAGAAAATGAAAAAGACTCTCAATACGAAGGTGCATATGTAAAAGATCCTCATTTAGGATTACATAAGTGGATTGTTTCATTTGATTTAAACTCACTATATCCACATTTGATTATGCAATATAATATAAGTCCTGAAACTTTTGCAGGTGTTGAACCTAAAGCAGTTGGTGTAGAAAACTTCTTAACAGAAAAATTAAATCTTAAATGGGCAAAAGATAAAAATATAACTATCGCACCAAATGGTGCAATGTTTAAAAGAGATAAACAAGGATTTCTTGCTGAGTTAATGGAGAAGATGTATACCGAACGTGTAGTCTATAAACAAAAGGCAATAGAAGCTAAAAAAGAATTTCAAAAAACAAAAGACCCAATCTATTCAAATGAAATATCACGTTGTCATAATATTCAAATGGCAAAAAAGATTTCTTTAAATAGTGCCTACGGTGCAATTGGTAATCAATACTTTAGATACTTTGATGTTAAACAAGCAGAGGCAATTACTTTAGGCGGGCAGTTAGCAATTCGTTGGATTGAAAAAGATGTTAATATTTTTATGAACAAGATTTTAAATACAACCAATGTAAATTATATTGTTGCGTCTGATACTGATTCCATTTATCTTAAATTAGATAAACTTGTTGAAAAAGTTTGTAAAGATAAAACGATAAAACAAACAGTTGATTTTATAGACAAGGCCGCAAAAGATAAAATACAAAAAGTTATTGATAATAGTTTTGAAAGATTGGCACAATATGTAAATGCTTATCAACAAAAGATGAATATGAAACGAGAAGCCATTGCAAATAAAGGTATATGGGTTGCTAAAAAGAGATATATGATGAATGTATTTGATGAGGAAGGTGTACGATATGAAGTACCTAAACTTAAAATTATGGGTGTTGAAGCTGTTAAGTCATCTACTCCTGAAGTTTGTAGAGGCAAGATTAAAGACGCAATAAGAGTTATAATGAATCAAAATGAAGAAGACTTAATAAAGTTTGTTTCAGATTTTAAAAAAGTATTTAAAACATTATCACCTGAAGAAGTTGCATTTCCTAGGTCTTGTAATAACTTAAACAAGTATGTTGATTCAAGTAGTATCTATAAAAAAGGAACACCTATTCACGTGAAAGGCGCCTTGATCTATAATCATTATTTACATAAAAATAAATTAGAATACAAATATCCTGTCATCAATGATGGAGATAAAATTAAATTTTTAATGTTACAATTACCTAATACTGTAAAAGATACTGTTATTTCTTTTTCTACAAAGATTCCTTATGAATTTAATTTACATAAGTTTATAGATTATGAAACACAGTTTGAAAAAACATTTACAGATCCTTTGAAGTTTATTTTAGATTCTATTGGTTGGAAACTTGAAAAAGAAGCTTCACTAGAAAGTTTTTTTGTATGATATTAAATTTAATATTGTTATATTTTACAGTATTATGGTCAGCAAGAATTGGAATGTTAATTGCTTTAAAAACTAAAATGCCAATATATCAATTTGCTTTAATACTGTTGGCAATAAAATTTTGTCTTAATACTTATGGATATTAAAAAGAAATATAATGTAATTTATGCTGATCCACCTTGGTCTTTTAAAACGTTTAGTGATAAAGGTAAAGATAGAAGTCCTGAAAATCATTATAGTGTAATGAACTTAAAAGATATATGTAATCTGCCTGTTAATAAAATTGCAAATGATAATTCAGTATTATTAATGTGGGTAGTTGATCCGTTATTGGATAAGGCGTTTGAAGTTATTAATGCTTGGGGTTTTAAATATAAAACTGTAGGATTTACTTGGGCAAAAACTAATAGAAAGTCTGAAGGTTATTTTACAGGTTTAGGATATTGGACTAGAGGTAATCCTGAAATGTGTTTATTGGCTACAAAAGGTAAACCTAAAAGAGTTAGTAAATCAATACCTCAATTAGTTGTAGAAAAACGTAGAGAACATAGTAGAAAACCAGATATAGTTTATAATCACATAGAAAATTTATTAGAAGGTCCTTATATAGAACTTTTTGCTAGAACACAAAGGCCTGGTTGGGATAGTTGGGGAAATCAAGTTGACAAATTTAATTAGATATGATATAATAGATTATGGATTACTTATACAAATACGCAAACGAAACTAAATTACCTATAATGAATCAAACTGTATTTGAACATTATACAAATACAATAGGTAAAGAACAGTTTAGATTAGACTTGGCTGATTATATTGCCAAAGAACGACCTGTATTTCCTTTAAAACAAATTACATTAGAAGAAGTTAGAAATGATTTTTTTGAATTATCTAAATTAGATACAAGTAAATATTTAAAAGTAGATATAGATGTAATGGAAAAATATGATGATTACAAATATAATTATAAACAATATGGTCTAGGTGTTATAGACGCACCATCTACATTTAATAATATTTCAAACTACTTTCAACAAGCATTAAGATTAAATTGTTCAAGTTACAGTTTTAAAGCACCAATTGATGTGTGGACAAATGGTACTTCAAAAGATATATGGAAATGTTTAGGTCCTATCTGGCGTGGTATCAATGGTATGAAAAAAGTAACTATTGATAGTAAAGAACAATTAATAGGTGGTGAATTAACTGAAGCAAGTTATTTAAGTGCATTTAGATTAGGTACTTATATTGCAACACAATTTAAACCAAATGTGGCTAGAACTATTTACGATATGACAAATGCAAATACTGTATTAGATACAAGTTGTGGTTGGGGAGATAGACTTGCTGGTTTCTATACAAGTAATGCTAGACAATATACAGGTTGTGATCCAAATCCAAACACTTATACTAACTATATGGAACAAGTAGTAGAGTATGAAGAATTTTTAGGCAATTCTGAACCTACAATATATGAGAGAGTTGACAATCAAGGTAGAAATTATTTTGAGTGTATGGGTAAAAAATATGTAAGAATTTATAGATGTGGCGCTGAAGATTTACCTTGGAATGAAATAAAAGATATTGATTGTGTCTTTACAAGTCCACCTTATTTTTCTACTGAAGAATATAACAAAGGTGGTGAAAGTGAAGAAGATCAATCTTGGTTTAAATTTAATCAATATGAAAAATGGCGTGATGACTTTTATTTACCTGTTTCTAAAAATAGTTTTAATTCATTATCTTCAAAAGGACATATGTTTATAAACATTATGGATCCTAAAGTTAAAAATATAAGATATAAAAGTTGTGATGAATTAGTAGATAGTTTAAAAGATAACTTTGTAGGTCAAATAGGTATGAGAATAATGCAAAGACCTAAATCAGATAAGTTATTTGAAAGTGAAGAAGCTAAACAAGAATTTATGAATAAAACATATATAGAAAATGTATGGTGTTTTTCAAAAAATAAAACTTTAGATTATTTTAGATTTGCTCGAAAGGCAACTTTACCTATTTAAATAAATAGTTATGTCAATGGCAATTACAGAAGAATCTTATAATTATAAAAAAGAATATTGGGACTATCAACGC